GCAGCAAATGATATAAATATAGGTTCAAAATTAACTGAAAGTATTAGAGCTTTTAAAACAGAAAAAGAAAAAATGACAACTGTTAAAGTTTCTCAATTAGATTTTGATTTAAAATTAAAAACAGCAGAATATATTTTTCATAATTGTTATCCAACACAAGTTTCATCTGTTACTGTTGATTCTTCACAAGTTGGTGCAATTTTAGAATATAGTGTTACATTTGCATATTCTCATTTACTCGTATATAATNNAGAAAATGACAAATATAATTTTTCACAAGAAAAATAATTAAAAGAATTAAAAAAGGATTAAAAATGATTGATACTACAATTGACCAGCTTAGACAAGCAATTGGAATGGGAATTAGAAAAAATAAATATTTAGTTCAAATACCATTAAGTAATCCAACTGGTTCTGGAAAACTTTTAAATATTCTTTGCCAAGCAACATCATTACCTGAAAGAAGTAATTCTTCTGTAAGTATATTTATGGCCGGAAGAAAATATAATGTTAGAGGAGAAACAGAGTTTCCTGGAACGTATGATATTACGGTTGTAGATGATAAAAATGCAACTCTTAGAAAAGAATTTGATAAATGGTTAAATAGTGTTGATAATACTAGTAAAGGACAGCAACATATAAGTGGTGAAGGTAAAGCAAATGTTGAAACATTCACAGAAACAGAATTAACAACATATGAAAGTAAATATCAACATGATGTAAAAATATGGCAATTAGATATGTTTGGAAATAAAATATATGGATATGTTTTACAAAATTGTTTTCCTACTTCACTTGGTGCAATTGAATTAGGTGATGCGAGTGATAGTGGACTTTCTGAATTTTCTGTTTCACTTACATATTCAGAAATGATTCCTATTATTTCTACTGAAATTCCAGAATCTGAATCATCAAAATTTACACCGCTTTCATTAAATAGTAGTTCAAATAGCTATGCACCAGATCGTGATTTTAGTAATGATTATTTAAATTCAAATAAAACAAATAGAATTTTACTTCCGACTGAAGCTTATCCACAACTACCTGATAACTCTGGTGACCTAGGAAGTTTAAAATAAATTAAAAATACAAAAAATACAAAAAATACAAAAATATAAATAATAATGCAAAAATAATTAAAAAAATAATTTAAAGGAGATTTAAGATGGCTGCTTCAGTTGCTATAAATGACATGAAAAATGCGTTACAAGGTGGTGCTCGTTCTAACAAGTACAGAGTTTATTTAGAAAAAATCGGAGATTCAAAAACAGCAGATTTACTTTGTAAAAGTTCTTCGTTTCCAGGTAAAACAATTGGAGAAATTGAAGTTTGGAATCAAGGTAGAAAATTAATTATTCCAGGTGATACATCATTTACTAATGAATGGACATTAAGTTTTTATAATACACAAGATCATAAATTAAGATTAAACATTATAGAATGGATGAGACAAATAGATGATTTTAAAGAAAATAAACATGCTAGTGATGTTGATTCTATAAGTTCTGAAATGAAAGTTTTTCAAATTAATGCTGATGGTTCAGAAGGACAAGGATATATATTTTATAATGTTTTTCCAAAAGACATTGGAGAAATTACTGTTGAAGATGAATCAGCTGATGCAATTCAAGAATTTGATGTTTCTTTTTCATTTACTAATTGGGAAATTATTTAAAAGATTAAACACTTTGTGTTTAATCCTTCGATATTTTAAGGATAAAAAATGGCAGATGCTTTTTCAGAACCATTAACAATTAAACAATCAATGGATTTAATGAAAAAATTGATTAAAACTAATAAAACTAATTTTACTCTAAAGCATTTTAAACCAGGAAGTATTTTATCTATTGGTTATAATGCCAAAGATAAAACTCAAACTTTTGATAGTACTCCGTTAATTTTTGTTTTAAAAAGAGGAAGAACTCATACTCTTGCAATAAATTTTCATTGGGCACCAATACCTCTTAGAATAATACTTGTAAAGGAAATTCTAAAGTTAAATTATCAAAATATCAAAAAAAAATTACCTCTTGAATTTGATTATCAACTTTTAAAACCATTTTTAAAAAAAATTGGTTTTGCTCCTATAATAAGATTATATATTAATAATAGAATTTCTAGGTCAGGTGTTGTTATTCCAGATGAACATATTTTAAATGCTGCTAAATTAAAAACAGAAACTTTTGTTAAAGGTAAAGTTGATGCAGATACATTATATAGAATAGCACTTAGAAAAAATAAACAGTATAGAGCAACAAGAAAAAGAAGAGAATAGAAGAGAAGAGAAGAGAAAGTTTAAATTTTCTCTTAAATTTAATATTATAAATATGTATGTAAAGTAAATTAAAATGAAAGGTAAAAAATGTTAGAACCAAGAGATATTGAATTAGCGGTAGATAAAAAATATACAGATTTTTCAATTGCAATTAAACAAGAATTAGCTAATAAAATTAAATCAAATCCTATTATTCAATCATTTGAATCAGACTTTGATAGAATGCAAAAGCTAAAAGATATTTTTGCACAAATTAATTCTACAGCAAAAGAACCAGAATAAAGAGAGGTAATTTTTATGAAATTGATTTTTGAAAATGATTCAGAATTGAATTATTCAGTAGAGGAAGGGCTTAATGAAGCCTCAGGAACTTCTGAAAAGAAATATAAGATAAAAGGTGTATTTTCTACGATGGGTGAGAAAAACAGAAATGGTAGAATTTATCCAAGAAATATATGGGAATCAGAAGTTCAAAAATATCAAAGTAACTTCCAAAAAGGTTCATTAAATTTATTATGTGAGTGGCAACATCCGTCAAGAAGTAAAGTTGATCCAATGGAAGCAGTAGCTAAAATTGAAAAACTTTATATACAAGATAGATATGTTATGGGAGAAGCAGTTCTTTTAAATAATCCTAAAGCCAACCAACTTAAATCATTAATTGATGCTGGAATTAAACTTTCTGTTTCAAGTAGAGGTGTAGGAAGTGTTAAAAACGGAATTGTTGAAAACTTTAATCTTATTACATACGATTTAGTTGATGAACCATCAGATTTTGGTGCTACAATGAATGGAATGGTTGAATCTTTTAGATTAAATGAAGGTGTTCTTGAAGATAAAGAATTTGAAGTAAAAGAAAACGGAATTATAGAAGAAGTTGCAATTTGTTCATCAAATTCTTGTCACGTATTTGAAAAAGCAGATATTCAAGATGGGATTAAACAAAAATTTAGTGAATTTTTAGAAACATTAACATGTGTTAATGAAGTTAATAAAGTTTATTTACCGAAATTTTCTGCAAATAATTTAAGTAAATATCAATTTAAATGTACATTTTCTTTTAAAGATAATAAAACTAGACAAAAAAGAATTACTACACTTTATTTTGAAAATAAATCAGATGCATTGCAATATGCAGATATTAAAGGTTATGAGATAGAGTCATTTTAAGATTTTTTTAAAATAAATCTTAAAAATTAAAAATTATAAATAATAATGCAAAACATTATAAACGAATTAAACGGAGGAATAAAAATGCTTAAAACATTATTTGAAGCAATAGATGAAAAAGTATTAACAAACGATCTTAAAGAAAGTTTAGAAGTACAATTTAACGAAGCAGTAGAGTTAAAAGCTCTAACATTGGCTGAAGAACTTGCAGCTGAAAAAATTCAAGAAGCAGTAGATAGTATTTCTGAAAAAGCAGAATCTTTAGAAGCAAAATATACTGAAGAGTTAGCAGAAGCTAAAAAAGAATTTGCAAGTGAAATAGAAATGTTGATTGAAAGTGTTGATAAATATTTAGATAAAGTTGTTGAGGAATTTGTTGCTGAAGCAAAAGAAACTCTTGCTGAATCTGCAAAATCAGAAAAAGCGGATTTAATAATTGAAGCACTATCTGCAATGATGGTTACTGCTGGAGTTGAAGTATCAACTATAGTAGAAGCAAAAGAAACTTCAGATGTAGAAAATAAATTAAAAGAAAGTATTAAAAAATATGATTCTTTAATTGAAGAATTGTTTGAAAAAGATAATAAAATAAATGAATTAATTAAAATTGGCGTAATTTCTGAAATGAAAGAAGGTCTTTCTTTAATTGAAAGTGAAAAATTTGAGAAATTAGCAGAAATTGTTAACTTCAGTAAAGATGAGGCTTATTTAGCTAAACTTAATACATTAAAAGAAAGTGTAAAATCAATTTCTTCTAATGTAACTGAAGTTGAAGAAAAAATCGAAGAAAGTGTAAAAAGATCGGCGAGTATTGATAAACGGTTCATATAAGTGGTGAATTAGATAAAAATTTAATTAATTAATTTAATTAAATTTTATTTAAAATTCAATTTTTGAAAATTATAAATAAATTTGAAAATAAAATATTAAAGGAGAATAACACAATGTTGTTAACAGAAAAATACGGTGAGATTTTAGAAAGCGCAAAATTTGCTCCACTAAGTCATGCTGACAAAAACACAATGGCTTTAATGCTAGAAAATACAGAAAAGGAATATGATAGACTTATGTCTGAAGGTTCAACATCTTCTGATATTGCTCAATTTACTCCAATACTTATGCCACTTGTAAGAAGAGTTATGCCTAACTTGATTGCAAATGAATTACTTGGTGTTCAACCAATGACTATGCCTTCAGGGTTTATGTATTCATTAGTTAACAGATATACTGGAAACGGTGAAGTAGCTGGTGGAATTAATACTGCTGCTGGTGAATATGGTGTAATTGTTAAATTAACTGGTTCTGCTGCTGCATCTGTAGTTGCTGGTGATGTATTTGAAGGTGCAACTTCTGGAACAGACGGTGTAGTTTTATATGTTGAAAACAACGAAAAAGGTTTACTTGCATTAGTTAAAGTTACTACTCCAGTTGCTTCAAGCGAATTTGGTTTAGAAGTTGTTAAACTTAATGTTTCAGTTGCTGCTATCTATACAAATGAAGCTGCATTCAGAACAATTCTTAAAGGTTATACTGGTTCTCATACAACTGCAGCTGGTGAGTTACTTGGTAAAGATATGAAAGAAGTTGGATTCACAATTGCTAAAAAAGTTATCGAAGCTAAAACTAGAAAACTTAAAGGTCAATATACTTTAGAAATGTACCAAGATCTTAAAGCACAACACGGTTTACTTGCTGATGAAGAATTAATGAGTCTTATCGGTTATGAACTTCAAGCTGAAATGGATAGAGAAGTAGTTTCTTTTGTTAATGCTAACGCTACACAAGTTTCTAACTCATTTGCATTTACAACTTCAGGTACAGATGGTACTGGAAGATTCCAAGTTGAAAAATTCAGAACTCAAGCAATCAAAATTGCTACTGAAGCTAGACAAATTGGTTTAGATATTAAAAGAGGTCAAGGAAATGTTCTTGTAGTTTCTCCAAAAGTTGCAACTATGCTTGAGCAAGTTGGTACTTATGTTGGTTCTGTTTCTAATGTTAATGTTCCTGTTTCTGGTGGTGTAGCTGGAATATTCGATGGTAAATATAAAGTTATCGTTGACCAATATGCTGTTAGTGATTATGCAACTGTACTTTACAAAGGTGCTGATAGAAGAGATGGTATGGGTGTATTTGCTCCATACGTTCCACTTTCATTCCAAAAAGTAACAAATGTTGATTCAGGTCAACCAGCAATTATTGCAAGCACAAGATATGGTATTGAAACAACTCCACTTGATGCACATTTATATGCAAGAAGTTTCGGAATTAGTTTCGCTAATACTGTTCTAGCATAATTTAAAAGTCAATCTTCGGATTGACTTTTTTATTTTTATAAAGCGAATAAGATGAATCTATGAATTTATTAATTTTATAAAAATAAAACTCTCTTTCAATTTCTCTACTAATTACTCTTCAATTACTCTTCAATAACTCTTCAATAATGAAAATCTTTAAATACCAACGTTTTGTTTATATCCTTAAAATTTATTATAAATAGATATGGAAATCATAATTGAGATATATCAGGTCTTTTCTTGATTCAGGAATTTGATTTTGATTCCTTAAAAAATCTCAAGATATTTAAGAATTTTTATTCCAATATATCAATGACAACCAAAATCTTATCAAAACAAAAA